GTTGAAGCCACAGGAGTGGCAAGACCTGTGATCTTGTTATTGCCCATAGCAACTTCGCCAGACATCGTACCACCAGCCGTAGCCAATCGTGTGTCACGCTGCGTATCTGTGTATACTTTTGTAGCTACATCCTGTGCCGCTGTCGGATCACCTACGCCAGTAATCTTATTAGTGGACATGGCTATAGCGCCTGTCATTATGCCACCAGCTTTAGGTAGTTTCGTACTAATAGCAGTATTTAAAGTGTTAAAGGCATCGTCATCGTCTGCCAGAGCCGCAGCTAATTCGTTTAGGGTATTAAGGCTGTCTGGGGCGCTATCAACCAAGTTAGCTACCGCATTATCTACATCTATTTTTCGTGCTGCATCATTGGCATTGGTTGGGGCAGATAGGTTTGTAATCGTAGCCGCAGAGTTGGCGTCCATGTTGAGTGTACCGCTTATGGTCACATCATTAAAGCTGGAGGAGCCAGAACCTGCGGTTACGTTACCAGTTAAATCACCAGTGACATTTCCAGTTACAGTACCGCCCGACAAACTACCCGTAACATTACCAGTTACGTTTCCTGTCAGTGCGCCAGTAATTCCACCAGAGGCTGATACTGTAGTAAATGCACCGCTAGATGCTGTTGTTGCCCCGACAGTAGCACCGTCGATTGTACCGCCATCAATATTAACAGTAGCTAGTGTAGCCTGACCTGTAGTTTGTAGCGTGGTGAACTTACCCGTGCTATGGCTAGAAGCACCAATGACAGTGCCATCGATGTTACCGCCGTTAATATCAACTGTTGCCAGTGTGGATGTTCCAGATGCTCCAAGAGTAGTGAAGGAACCTGTTGAAGGCGTAGAAGCACCGATAGTAGCACCGTCAACTGTGCCGCCGTTAATATCGGCTGTAGCAGCCACCAGCGAGGTGTTAGCATTCAGCGTGGTAAATGTACCAGCGGCTGGGGTAGTAGTGCCTATAGCCGTGCTGTCGATTGCACCAGAGTTAAGGTCTATAGATGTGATTACGGTTGTACCAGTGGCGGATAGGTTCGCCAGAGTAGTGTCACCAGTTACACCCAGCGTTGAACCAAGGGCTGTAGCCCCAGTGATGTTTAGCGTACCACCAGCGGCTATGTTTGTTGCCGCTGCAATGCCACCAGATAGGAACAAGTCCTGAAATCTTACAGTATTAGAGCCAATGTCTACGGTGTCTGTTGCTGCGGGGAGTACTTCGTTTCCGCCCTGTACTTGTAGAAGTTCACGCCAAACGGCTGCGTTAGACGTATTGCCTACACAGATATATATCCTACCAGTGGTGGTGTTCTCCCACATGCTGCCGGGCGCATAGCCTTCACCAGAGTCATTTGTAGCCGCAGGCGTGGTAGTCGCATCAAACTTATTCTTACCGCCGATACCGCCATTAGCCGCAGGCAAATAACCAGAGACTGAGGTTGCCAGCGGGATTTTTGGAGCATCCCCCGTGCCGCCTGTGTGACCGTGGCCTGTGGTAGCATTAAATGCTGCCGCTACTTGGTTAAACTCAGAATTAAGCGGGGGTGCAGTAATCGGTGACCCGTTGATGATCGAACCAGTAGACTGCCGTGTGTAACCTGCCATTGCTTATCTTCTCCCTGCCGCTGTAAATTCAAAAACCATTCCTTGGATAGAAAATGATTCCGTCTGCCCCACGGTCACAAAAGTGGCCTGTGCAGAGAAACCTGATCCCTGAATGTCGGAAATCATAATTGGCTTTGATGAACCGCCATAAAGTACGTTTGTTGCGTTATAACTTATGTTCCTACCGCCATATCGAGTAGGAGCGCCCGACGATGTTTGTGCATATGTTGAGGGCGTGGATACATTACCATCACCCCAATCATATGTCATAGACAGGAGCATTTCTAACGGGCCTTCTGCCCGAATGAATGTATTAATCTTACGCATTACTTTGCGCTGTTCTGTCTCACCAAAATCTAGATAAGGAGTGGCGTAGATGCTTACGATATCACCACCGTTAAAGCTTATCCCGTTTTCTTGCTTATAGACTTTACCATCGTAGTCAGCGTGTAAGATGAACTCTGTGGTTCCGATATACCCACTTGTACAACAGGATGCCCTGATACCTAGAAGTTCTCCAAACTCCCATCCGATAGAGCCAGAACTATTAGTTAGGCCACCTATAATACCAATGCTATCTGAAGCATCTGTGGTACTGTCGCCAATGAAGTATCTGATCTGTGACTTGGAACGAATAACAACGCCGTTGAGCGTGTCCATATCTTCGTTTTTGATAATATCAACTAGTGTAGCTTGAATTGGTTTACTGACTGTTTCTAATTCAACGTCCCCAATACGACTTGTGCCTGCCACGGGACGGAAACCATCAGGAGCAAGGAACATAAGATCCCCACCAATTTCCAGTACACTGTCCCGTGCCACACAACCCACGTTGGCTGTTACCTGATCCAGTGCAAAATCGTTACTGGTATTAACATTAATTTTCTTGATTGAATTATTACCGAAGACAAAAAGATCGTCACGAAACGGTTTGATTTGGACTACATCAAATCCTGCAGCAATCTGACCACCTCCCGCTGAGGCAGTCCATGTATACGGATCTTTAGGTGCTGAGTGGGCAACTGCGGCCCGTGTTTCTTCATGTCCAGATAAGAATAAATGGTTCTCAAATATGTCTACAAGTGCAGGTGCGTTTAACGCATTCGATCCACCCGCCGTGTTATTGGTTGCGTGATACCCACCAGCGTGTGAAGATTTTATCTCTTTCCAGTTAGTACCGTTGAATACAATCGCAGGGTTAACTCCATCCACAAATACAATTCGGTTGCCTTCACCAAAATTAAATGCAGCATGGCGTATCTTAGTTACAGTTAAGCCGTTCAAAGTCATTGGTCTGGTCACAGAGTGATCCAGGGTGTATTTTCTCCAGCCTATGGAATGCGTATAATAGTAAAAGCTGTAGTTAGTTCCACCAGCATCCTGCCGTGCTGCAATTACTTGGGTGGTATTGAGAACATCATCTTTAAATATGGCAAGACCTAAAACCTTACCTTGGCCTGTAAGCTGTCCGCTTACAGTTACCTCGCCGTAGTCGGTATCAAACTCATCATAGCCTTCGATACGACGATAGCCCCCGAAGAGGCCAGGTTCGTAATTAACCAATCGTGTTGCTGCGCCTGGACTGTTATCCGAAAGATCTAAATGATTTTCGTTACTGTTTAGGCCACCGCTACAGACTAGTTTGTATGACTGTATTTGATCTGGCATCTAGAATTTTATCCGTGTGTCTCTGATCGAAACATTGTTGTTTATGTATAAGGTCTGGAGATCCTTAATGCCCTTATCAAATGCCATATAGGCAGCTTGGGCAGACTCCATGTTATCTTTAAACATATACATATGATAAAGCGCACCATCGATTAAAACGGTGTCATAGCTTTCAGGAATACGGGTGATATCTGTTGCACTTGTGATGTCAGCGTAATTCATAAAGTAACGAAACTTTAAGGTGTAGGCTTTGTTAGGTGATGGGCTGACCCCATATCCGTTACCGTGTGAGGGAAATACATAAGCAGGCATATCTCTGCCTGCCGTTCCTGCAGTATAATCAGCGTCACGGTAGTCTGAATACCATTCATCCTGCTCAATGAATTTAAGAGTTTTAAACCCTGCCCCCAGGCTGTCATTTTCTTGGATTTGAAAGCTGTTCCAATCAGCTACTTTGAAATATTGAGGCCATGTATATTCTGTCTGGCCTACGATTAACGTATCGGTTTCTTCTGCAGCGTTAAAAGGCCAGCCAAACTCAGCTTGATTGATCTTGGCTACGGCTGCTTTAACAGCGTCTTTAACTAGCGCATGAACGCCACGAACCGACCCAAAGTCGGCTTCCGCAATCTCCACCTCATTTAGGCGTCGAAGGGTTTGGTTACAAAGATCAATATAAGTAGATGGCATGAAGCACCCTCAATAGAGTGAAGGGGGCAGGCGCTTGACCAACCCCCTAAGTAAGTTTATGCTAAGTTATAGTTAGCAGTGAACAACGCCTCTGGGCGGAGAACTTTCCTTCCATAAAGCTGCATGCCCCGAACCACATCGCTGAAGGTATCTGGAGAACGGAATGTCTCCACCTTGGCGATTTGATCCGCTACTGCTACAGCACTATCGTGACCCGCAACCATAACACCGAAGTTAGTTTCGGAACCCGCTGCGGCGGCAGTGTCGAGGTTGCCAACGTAAGGCAAGTTGTTAGACACATAGATAGTAAAGTTACGGATCTTAGCTGGAAGCTTGCCGTTACGGATTTCATCCGAACCACCGAAATCAGCGTTAATCAGTTTGGAGTCTTCGTCCATAAGGATCTCTGCTAGAATTGGTGAGATTACACAATATCTCCCATCAGTAGCTACGTTGGCCTCATCCATCTTACGATTGATGCGGTTTAAGATAGCTAGTGGTGAAGTGATTGCACCCGCTCCACCGCCAGCGGCGATTGGAATAGATGTTACTTCGCCAGCGACACCCAAGTCAGAACCACCAAAATCAGTGATGTCCAGCTTGTTCGCTGCCAGCAATTCGTCACTACCCGCCCCAGTATTTGCGGGTGTACCAGATGCGGTTGTATTCCGTGCCCATGAACCTGGTGTTTTCCAACCAGACATGTAGCCAAGAACTTCCGCATCGAATGCATCACGAAGATCATAGCCAGCACGATCACTTGCTAAGTCCATGAAATTTAAGTGAGAATGCGCAACTTCGATATCCGCCAGTGTGAACTGCCAGTAGTTCGCTTTGTCTACAACCATAGTAAACGAAGTATCTGTCAGATCTTGCGTTGCGAGTGTTGTGCCACGTTCCAGATTGTTGATAGTGATCGTTGGTTCACGGACAATGGTCACTGAATCTCCGTGGTTAGCGATCTCACCAGCGTAATCCGTATTAGTTACAGCTTCGACCACAGAACTCTTGCGGAACGCAAGCTGGGATTTTTTGCTATAGATGATGGGCGAGAAGCCGCCTGAGTTGAGGTTAGTATAACCCGATGCTTTTGCGAATGCCATTTATGTTCTCCTTTGGAATGGCGGGGCGAAATGCCCGAACAGACCCCGAAGAGGACAATTGAGTGGCAGTGATATATGAGGGTGCGAGTGCCTAATTAGTTGCAGCTAATAAGCAAACGGGCCTCACC